AAAGGACCGCTTTACGCGGTCTCTTTTTAGCAAGGCGGATTATCTTTTGACTTTTCTTTCGCGATTATTAAGGGGCGGTCTATTATATTGACCACATTGTCTTTTCCACAGCTCAGCCGTTTCGCTAGGACCGTATTTGGCATCTAGATAATCTATCCTGCAATAAAAACATATGATCTCAATTTTATATATCATTATTTCTAATATACCTATGCTCTGGATTGTATAGAGCGTTAGCATAGTCACGCGCCTCACATGCTTTGCAAACCTCCTCTCGAGTACTTGCAAACATAATAGCATTTTTGAACCGCTTGTTTATTTCTCTTATACGCCCGCTACATGGATGAGCAAATCCATATACATCACGAGATTTTATGGTTCTTCCGCATTTATCGCAGACTATAGTTGTAGTATCCTGTTTCATTATTCACTCCTTCCACGTTTTAGGATATTTTGGTATTCCCGAATCACCTACGCAAAAGTCTGCACCTCTATACCCGTTTTTCCAGACATAATCTTTACCAAAATACTTTTGACAGATTTCATCATTGGATGGTCCCTTTTCAGCTCCTGCCGCCTTGAAGACGAGGGATAGAATAGCTACTATGACCACCGTCATCGCGATGAGCGGAAGAATTTCTATCTCCGTATCATTCCACCATTCAGTAATCCGATTTATTAAACCTTTCATTTCTCCTCCTTATCCAACTCTTTAGGTTCTTCATCAGTAGTTTTAACCCATTCTCTATAAAGAGCATTATGAACCATGGTCTGATGAAGTATGACTGCGTTATCAAGAGCCTTGCTTTCTATTGCTTCAATAATACGATTATATAGCGATTCATCGACAAAATTTTTACGCTCTGGCTTAATAAGGTCTAGCACTTCTTCTAATGCCCTACCTCTTTCCTTCAAAGACCGCTCCTCAGCCCAATTTACAATTGAGCTCATATATTGCCCCGCCTGAGGCATATTTCTGTCTTCATAGGCTCGTACAGCTTCTTTTATCAAATAATGCAGTGATGAATATTTAATACGGTCATCTTCCATTTTGAATACTTTCCCTTTTCTCTACTAACTCCTTAAATTTTCTAGTAACAGCCTCAATCTTAAGACGACTAGCCCTGTCAGTCTCACTTTCTTCTTTCTTAAACGTACAAGCGCTACCGTCTGAATATTTTATGATGTAGTATGTCATATTTTTCTTATCGCGAGTTCTATATAGCATACTAGTAATGTCTACAATATACGGACGAGGTGCGGGTGCGCAGCTAGTTTCTATTTCTATAGATGACTTATCTTTCATCATTATTCATCCCTCCAATTCCTTAAACTTTTCAGCAACAGCTTTGGCATATCCACCATAAGTATCTTTGCAATGCTTATCTAACAACTTAATTATTTCTTCTAGTGAATAGATGCATTTCGGATTACGCTCTTCTAGCGGACCATAACAACTGCAATGACCTAATTCTATAAACATAAACTTACCATTTATATCTTTAAGGACTGCCGCACCTTCGCCCGACCACATATCCTGAGCATAACTACAGATAATATACTCATAGTATTTTTCGTCTAGATATTGCAAGTCATCGTCATCTATCTCGCTAGGTTCCGTGTCTGGGTCATATGCTTCCTTGCGTTCTACGTTATAGATTTTCATGTTCCTCCTCATACCTTTTAATGAAGTTGTCTATATCTTCGTTTACAATTCCTTTCGGAGCTTCCCGCTTAATACGTTTGAAGGCTTCGTACTGCTTTGGAATTGCCTCAGTCAGATATTTCACTTCTCCATACAGTCTTACGATTTCTAAGATACGCCAACTGATATTACCATTCACACATCTCTTTGTTTCATCGTAATTATACGGGTCCATATATAAAGACGTAACACTAGGTTCGATTGGGTTTACATCTTTCAGCACGCTTTCTAAACTGCCCTTTTCCAGGATTTCTTCAAGAAGTTTATTTTGTTTTTCAATTGATTTCTGTAACGAATCAGACATTACTTCTCCTCCAGCAGCTCGTCCAGTGCTTTGTCATATTCTTTGAAGCTTCGCTTGTAGTCATCGATAATTCGCTTTACGATATCGTCTTTGTATTCGACTTTGACTAGTTCATTCTCTTTGTCGTTTTCGTTCAATCGTACAAAAATGTCGTAGCTTTCTCTCGTTCTAAGCCTTTCCCAATACAATATTCTTTCTTTTGTATAGTCAATTGACCTTACTAAGTGTTCAATAAGCTCTCTCTTGCGATTATTCATCTTTATCCTCCTTACGTTTGTCGAATACAATAAACATACTCCAGTCATTACTGTTGAATAACTCTTCAACAGTCTCTTCGTATAGCAACTCTTGAGGATAACAATTGTCGCCCCCTTCGTATTCGCAATCGGCGAGAATAGATATGTCGTCACTTTTATAATAAAACGCATCTAGACTGTACTGAAAGAACCTCACTTTCATGTTTCTATATTCTTTCGGGAGTTTGTTTTTGATATCGCTGCTAGAGTCTATGACTGTGATTTGTTTCATTGGTTTCCTTTCTAAGGTTCAACCGCAGAACTGGTGCTGGCAACCTGTAAGGAGGACACCGATGGCGCGCTAAGCGGCTGATTACTCGCACCGCCCTCACGCCCCGAACACGTTACCAGAGTTGGCTATATAAGGTGATGATTTGCCGAGTTTTAATTTCCTCACATTCGAGGGAATTAGGTTTCGTAAAGTCACATCTTCACTGCTCAAGTTGCAAAGTCAGCAGTTACTTTTCTAGCTCTAGTTGCGGAACTTCGCGAGCTGCAACGCTAGGCTTAGTTTCAGGCTTTCGAGCCACTTATATAGCCAGTTGACAACACCAATTTGTATATCATTAAGTGAGTTAATTACTTTAAGATTGATGTCGCCAGTTGAACAGACGACTCGGGTGGGCAAAATAGTCATCTGTCCAGTTCTGCGGTTGAATTGTTAATGTTCTAAACCAATTTCGTCACTTGTCGAAAATGGTTTTTTACTGGGTACGATTTGTACCCGTTTACTTTCGTTTGCTTATACGACCGCCCTTTTTACCAGCACACTTCTTCACGAAGTGAGGACCGTCGATTAAGTCGCAGTCGCATTCAATATCTTGAGCAAATCCTTTACAACTTCCGTGTGATGCAAATGTAGCAGAGCCACCTTTTCGTCCGATTTCTGCATAGAAGTTCGGATTGCTTGCTAGGTTTTTCTGAGCGGCTTTTAAGCCGCCCTGCTTGGTTCCTGACATTGTTTCCTCCTTACCCCCGTAGGGTACATTTAGCCTTCATTTGTATCGGACGGGTCTCTCCACTCGTCTAAATCTATATCTTCACCATCCACTGCTATCTCACAGTCTAGGATAGATAAGTCCTTGTGTTGCTCTGGTGCGCCATTCTGATATGCCCAATACATAGTGTCATCAGCGACTTCGTAAGCCTCGTCTTGATTATTAGCTTTCACTGATAAATAACAATCTAAAGTTATTTTTACTGGAATACTAAATTCTTTCATTATTCTTCCTCCTTAATCCCAAAATAAATCTTCCAATCTTGCTCGTTTTCTTCGATGGATTTTTTAGCGTCTTCTCTAGTCGCATAGCGTACAGGTTCACCAGCATCACAGTCATCAAGTTTACACACGGCGAGCGTTTCATGTCCATGGTCATAATAGACAGCCCAGCCACCATTACAATTCTCAAAGTCTGGCTTAAAGTTTGAGGTTCGGCGTAGTCTGACTTTAGCTAATCTTCGGTCTCTAGCCTTTTCGGCTTCTTTTTCAGTGCGATAAACATTGCCAAAAGTAAGTCGTTGCTGGTCATACAGAGAGTCTCTGTAAAAGGTACCTGGCAATATGCTTCCACATTCATCAATCCAAAAATACTCAGCGCCGTGCTTAGGCTTCCAGTGAATACTGTCTGTCGGTTCTTGGACTTCCTCAAACCATTCAGTTAAAATGTTTGGAAACTTTTTCAGGGTAGTTTCGTGGTAAATCATTATTATTAAGCCCGTTTCTGTGGTCTTTTGGTTTTCTGGAGTACCAGCAATAAGATTTCCCGTTTTAGAGATATATGCTAACTGTCCAGCTTTGAATGTTGGTAAATCTTTAAGTAGTTTATAACGTTTCATATTTTTCCTTAAAATAGCTCCAGTTGCGTGGCGTAAATTGCACGGCTAGCTAATATCTGATTTATACGATGGATTGTGCGTTCACTTTCGTTTAAGTCGTTTAATGCACCTTCTTTCATCTCTAGTAAATCTACTGTATCGACCTCGTCTAATGACTGATAGTCGTCCTCATAATAAGGTTTTACTTCTTTTTCCATTTCTTTTCCTCCTTCATCCATATATCATCCTTCCTGAAATCTTTTAGCCATTCTTTATCCTGTTTAGCTATGTTGTGCTCTGAGATAGCTACAAAAATTAGCAAGGCTATGACGATTATTATCCAAATCAGTATGTACATTCTTTTTCCTCAATATCTGTAATAATTTTCTCTAGTTCGTCATCTGGTACAATACCCTTAAAGATATTCTTTACGAGTTCCTTTGATTTTTCATTGATAATTTTTCCTGATAAATTACATAAAGCTTCTAGTGTGGCAAGAGTAGCCTCTACATCGTCAGAGTCTATACTGACGAAAGTGTTGGCTTTGTAATGGCCGTTTTCACCAAATATCTTGATATTTACTTCTGCTACTGGTTTTTTCATATATCACCTCTCCTTGTAATGGATGTATTAAATTGTTTTATGGGAAGAAAAGTCTGGCTGTTACTAGATTTTTGATTAAGTAGGAGACTTTATGGAGTCTAGTCATTTAACCGCACACTTTACAAATTTCTACGCCAATGGTTCAAACGTAGATCTGGGCACCAGACTATTTAATAATTGTCAGATAGCGCGCTAATCCACTCTTTGACCACCTTCATGTCAGACTCTAAGTCATTTATCCATTGATCAGCAGAAGGTATATCTTCTCTGTTGATTATGAGTGAGTCTACAGTATTACTCATGGCTTTATATAACTTCCATAACGCAAGTACTGCTTTCTTTCTTTGAGTTATCATCTAGACGCTCCTTTTCGCTTATAACGATTGCTATTCTTCTGATATACGACTTCATATGTATATTCAGGGTGGGCTGGTAGCCACACCTTCTCTAGGATCTTACGACGCCATTTATAGTCATCAGTTTCTACGCCTTTTGCTTCACGTAAAGTGAATGATCCGTCTAGATTATGTATTCTAAAGTCTACTTTGTGACGATATGGGAATGCTGGATTGCCATTTTCGTCATAGACCCAACCTTCTATCCTGTATTGAGTGTCATAGTCTTTTATCTGACCGAGGTTCTTTTCAACTTCTAGCTCGGCGGCTACTTGTGCTTCAAACTTTGAATCGTATATCTTACCATTCATCTCAGTGCGCTTAGCACCATATTTGTTAGTCTTACCAAGTCTGCCTATCTCAGTACCACAATTACGACAGGTGAGCCTTCCTCTGGATATCATGAGATGCTTAGATTTACACTCTGGACAAGTGGCTACAGACTTAATGCTATCTAAGTCAAACTTCTTGTGAGTTGCTCTTATATACATTACTGCTTGCCCTTTTGTTTACGACGCATACGATTGCGCCAATTGCGAAGACGTTTTATTAGATAGTCTTCACTTTCTAGTCTTTCGTACTCTAGCTTCACTCCAGCTAGTAAACTTTGTTTATCAGCCATTATAGATTCTCCTTATACGCCCCTGTGCGATATGTAGTCCATGCTTTATAGCCTTGAGACTGCCAAACTCGATAAGCAACCCTTACAACTGTTGCAGTGTCGTTTCTATCATCGTGAGGTTGAAAATGCAGACAGCCAACTTGTAATACGCCATAACTGCCAACACATACTCCGTGATTCTCAGAGTTGGTAAGATTATGATTAAGCGGATTACAGCTTCTATTCTCAGCCTTAGCGATAGCTAGCATTAGACTAACATCCCATCCTGAATATTTTGACAGTTCCCGTCGAACCAATTCGCAGCCCGATACCGCAACTGATTTTGGTTGCGGCACGGTTGGTTCGACTTTCGGATCTGTCTTTGCAGCGCTTTTACCTATCTCGGAAATAGCTGCGGACTTCCGAGTTACTTTTTTAACTGTAATGTTGCTTGACGGACCTTATTATCCACTTCCTCTGTCTTGTTAATCTGATATTGAATACCCGCGTAAAATGCTATAGCGGCAGTAATCATGATAATTAATAAGATTGATTTAGCTTTTTCAAGCAATTGCTTCCAGTTGATGTTCTTCTTCTTTGATTCGTTGGTATTTTTTGTATTATTTTTCATTTTATTTCTCCTTTATTGTTCGCTTAGCGACTGAGTTA